CTGTTTTTCACAGTCATATTGTTGGAGATGAGACTGAGTCAGAGAAAGATATTATAATGTCTGAAAATAGTTGCTTGCCTTTTTTTATATACTCACTGAATACAGAAAAAATAAATATCTATACCCCGAAAGTAAGCATCGCTAAAAAAACAACCTTGGAAAAGTTTAAAAAAGAAAATGACTAGTATAAAAATACATGGATTATTAGGACATGAATTTGGAAGTTCTTTTTCGATGGATATCGATAAAGGGTCAGATGTCTTTGATGCTATAGAGGTTAACAGGACAGGGTTTAAAAGAAGAATATTCGAACTCAGTATGGCTGGTTTTGATTACTGCGTTGTTGTCGACGGCAAGAAGTTTATGGACCAAAGCCAGACAAACAGAGATCAGAAAGTCAAAACAGTAGAACTCGTTCCTATCATAAGTGGCGCTGGGGCTGTTTTTTGGGTTGGTTTTGCAATGACGGTTGTTTCTACAGCTGTTTCAATAATGCTTATGCCAGATCCACCAAAGCCGCCAGAGATACAAGCTAATGCAAAATCCTTAGAGAAGTCTTTCGTTTTCGCTGGTGTTGAAAACAGAGCCGCACAAGGTACGCCTGTTCCAGTTTGTTATGGAGAATTATTAGTGGGAAGCGAGGTTATACAAACATGTCTGAAGACATACCCACAAAACCAAGAAACATTTAAGGCATTTAGAAGAAACGCTTTAGACTCCACAGCCACACAAACAAAGACTTCAAGTCAGTTAGAAAAATAAAAAATGAAGCATTTTGAAATAAAAAATAGTATTGCTGGATCAAAAGGAGGAGGCTCTAAGCCAAAGCCACCAGTTTTGAAACCACCTCAGATTGGTGACTATTCTGTGGCTGCATCCTTTTCGTATTCAGAGTCTGTAGACTTAATTTCAGATGGCCCGATAGAAGGACTGGTCAACTCAAACGGATATGTGTTAGATTCCAGCTCGTATATGCAGGGACTTAATTTGAACGACGTACAAGTGGAGGTCACCAACGAAAACTTTGTACAGAGATTCGACGAAGCTATTCAAGAGTTCGAACCAGATGAAAATGGTTATATTAATGATTATATAAACCTTATATCAGGGTCTCATGAAACACTAGGAGATTACGAAGATGCTTTATATGGATTTACTTCTTATAAATATAAATGGGTACAGATAAAGAAACAGGGCGTAGGATATTGGAGTAAGAGCAAAGTTGTTGGAGAAGAACTCAAAAAATATACATACCAAAATCCCATAAAACAATCATCAAGTAAGGTTTTAATATCTCACTTTATAAACCCTGGAGTTTTTAATGAAGAAGGTTCTAGAAATGATTTAGCAGAAAATCAATTTGCATGTATAGATATATCTTCAGCTGAAGGTTATAGCGGGACAGTTGTCAGGTATAATGACAACTCAGTTCATACATTAGATAAGGCCAGAGAAATTTATGCAGAAGCTTCTTTAGCGGCCAAGGTTAGTAAACAAAAAAATAATAGCAGTTATACAAGATATGGATATAGGGATAATGGCTATTCAAGCTATAGTCAATGGTCATATTATTTAAGAAACCACACTTTAGATCAAACAAGGGCTTATTTTGGAGTTTACGATAGAAGAGATAAGCTGAAAGCCAAGAAGATAGCTTGCGGGGGAACTGTTTTCTTCGAAAAACAACTTGTAAACGAAGCCCAACAAAATACACTCTACTCTGAGATATGTCTCCAGTATTCTAATTGGTCAAGAACTTTAGACACGAACTTAGCAGAAGGTGTCTATAGACCAAAAATATCCAACGCCATAGACCAGTTAATAAACACTGTAAATGTAAACAAGCCAAGAACCCAAGGGTTAAGTTCTGAATATTTAAGATATACTTTGGAGCTTCTTGGAGTAGGCCTTAACATAAACCAAGAGGATGGATCGATAGCCGAATTAACTAGAGATGAGATTACTAATTTTGTTAAGGATACTTTGTCAATAACTGACGATAGAGAGGCTTTCGATGAATTTGTCCCTCCTTATTCTTTTGTTTCTTTTTCGTGGAATAAGCCAATAGAAGGGTATGACCCATTGCTACATCAGGAGATTTTTAGAGATCCAAATTTCATAGAAAATATAAAACCAGCTACTAATTATTATAGCGGAGAACGTTTTCATTATGGAGATAAATACTACCTAGTTAATGTAGCTCAAATTACCACACCAGCCACAATCGACGAGGCTTATATTCTTTCAATAGCAGCACAGATAGTAGAACAAGACGCTCCATTGACGAATATAGAGGAATCTTACTCAATTGAGCCTAAGTCTTTGGTTTCTAGGGGAGATTACCTAGGAAAGAGATTGAACTTTTTGATACCAAACCTTGACTCTGATGGTCTTTGGAATGGAAGGGTAAAGGGCTTTTACATGGAGATATTGAATGTCGATAATGATAGATCTGTAGAGGTTAGAGAGAAGAGAAATGGCACGGGTGGTAAATTTTCTGATAAGGTAGAAGTGATATCAAGTAGGGTCGGCAGAAAAGGCAAGTTCAGCTCCGTCTCTATAGAATACTTTAACTTCTTAATGGACAAAGAAGAAATAGCTTACAATAAAAGCATAGATGGCCTAGCCGTATTCGATATATCACAAAGAGTAGACGCCGTTACAGGGGCGAAAAAATACAACTACTCTAATGTGATGATGGAATTTAGAAATGGGAGTCAAACGCAGACTCCATTATCTTATTTCAGAAACATTTTTATCGATCACTTCTATAACTCTAAATTAATTGGACCATTTAACGTCAGGGGAGAATTAATAGGCGGAGCTGGAGCTGTTAGCACAGATTATCGAGGTGTTCAGAAACTTACAGAAAGTAATGATTTAAAAAAAGTCGGCGGAAAACCGAAGCTCAATTTCGATAGTAATTCAATCCCTCCAATGGCGGACGATTTCAGATTGGCCTCTAAAGAAGGAAGTTCTGACTACAGAAATGCAGTAGGGCAAGGAGGAGGTAATAAGGCTTACCACAAATGGAACAAGTCAAAAATAGACTACAACGAAAAGGCTCAACCAATAACCCATATAATAGAAAACCCAAATACATCAGCTTGCTTTGTCACCGTCTCCGTGGAGGCATTGATGGATACAACAGAAGATACATATTATAACGGGACAGGTGGAGAATTGGGAAGCAAAATACCCGCTCCAGTAAATGTATTGGTTGAGACAGGACTTATAAATAACGCTGGTAAGGAATCTGTTTTTGTGCGCAAATTTTTTCAAATAGTAGCTCTTGTCGAAACTGCAAACTATATGGACATAGGAAACCCAGACTCAATAGATTCTATACTTGAATACAAAGATATAAGAGAACTAGAAAGAGATGTCGAGACTGTGGCCCAAGGAGGTATAGACAAACCTTTTCTATTACCGCCTCTTACTTACTCGGAGTTAGCCGAAGATACCGAATACAGAGAAGACCTAAAAGAAAGAAGATACATTAGGGTCACCAAATTATCAACAGAGTCTAACTCTACCTTGATAGCAAAAGAAATGTCTTTAATTAAGGTTACTGAAATAATAGATTCTCAATGTACTTACCCTTTCTCTGCCATAGTCGGAACCAAAGTAGACTCTAGAGTATTCAATGACATACCTAAAAGAACATACAGAGGTAAGTTTAAAAAAATAAAAATACCATCTAATTACTCTCCGACATTTAGAAGCGGAAAAGATAAGAGGTTTTATAAAACCATCGCTGACTTTGATAACACATCAAATAACTCAAAACAAATATACAAAGGAGACTGGGACGGAACGTTTAGAGTTGCATGGAGCGATAATCCAGCTTGGATTCTTTACGACATGTTAACGTCCACAAGATATGGACTCGGTGAACAAGTATTTGAAAATCAAATCAACAAATGGGAGTTGTATTCTATAGGGAGATTTTGTGACGCAGTGGATGAAGAAGGTTTCTTTTTCGGATCACCCGATGATAGAGGAGGATTAGAGCCTAGATTCAACTGCAACATAGCTTTCTCCCAAGGGACAAAGATATTTGATGCTATAAATTCTATCGCAGCTATATTTAGAGGTATAGTTTACTTTAAGAATTCAATAATAAGCTTTTCAGACGACAGGATAAAAAAACCAACGGCTCTTTTTACAAACTCTAATGTGAGGGATGGTTTGTTTTCTTATTCAAGTTACAAAAGAGATGAGAAGTTCAATGCTGTCGAAGTCTCCTACAAAGACAGAAATGACGACTACAAGTCTAAAACAGAATACGTAGAAAACGAAAAAGATATATTAGAGAGAGGTGTGTTTAAAAAAGAGATAACGGCAATGGGCATTACATCTAAAGCAATGGCTAGGAGAGCTGCCAAACACATAATGTATCAGACAACGAAAGAAAACGAGTCGATTATGTTCGAAGCTGGTAATGAGTGTCTGCTCTGTAAACCTGGAGACTTAATAATTGTCGAAGACGACCTCAAATCATTAAGAAATAATATAGGGCGAGTATTAAGCATAGACCCGCAGGAATGCTCAATAAGAACAACCGCGCCATTTAATATCTTACAAAACAATAGCCAAGTCACTGTATATTTACCTACAGGAAATGTTTCCAAAGCCGATCTTGATATTGACGCATCTTTAAAAAGAAAAAGAGTCACCGACTTTAAAGTCAGCGCAGACCCTTCTTATGTTGATTTCAAAAGTAAGTTTGACTCTATTTACAGATTCGATAAATACGAAGCAGGATACAACCCTGAATACATAAAAGAAAATATAGAAGATGAGCTTTATGAGCAATACGCTTCTTACACAGGACTAAATAATAAGTTTATATGGTTTGACACAGAAGCTACTGGATGGGTTTTCTCAACAGGGAAAGCTTTCCAGCAAAGCAATGAATACAACCTGTTTATTTCCGATACTGGAGACAACACATTTAACTTCAAGTCTTTGTCGAGGGGCGTTTCTGAATCTGTGTCTGGTTTTGTTTACGATACAAACTCACTAAATAAAAGAAGTGGGGTAGCAGAAATAAACTTTTCTGGGGCATTTCAAACTTTTGATAGTTTGTTTGATTTAGATTATCAAGGAGGAGTGGAAAGCGAAAAGATAAACTTAAACGGTTCTTCTCAAATAAGAACTTTCTCGGTTACTGGCTGGGGAGGTTACAAGGGGCAACAATCAGAAGAGTTTGGAGATAAACTTTATATAGACAAAAACGACGTTAACTCCAACTTGCTTAAATTTATCCCAGAAGGATCTACCTACAGATTCCAATCAAAAGATACCGAAGACCAGGTGTTCAAAATCACAAGTATCAAAGAGAATGAAAATTATTCTTATACGGTACTGGGTTCAAAATACCACTCTGGAAAGTTCGAAGAGATAGAAAAGGGTGACAAGTCTCCTCAGGATGAAGTGTATGACGATTATAATTCGAACGATTTAAAAATAAACAATACTAATTACATAACATTAGAAAGTCCAAACGCCGACTTAACTTTAATTACAGAAACAGAAGAAGGCAAAGACTTCTTTTCCTTGATAGCTGAATGGGAGCCTGTAGAAAATGCTACTGGATATTACTATTATTTTGAAGAGCCAAATGGAGTGGCAAGCGAACCGCAGACAACAAATAATACTTCTACGTTTTTTGAGCCTCAATACATAGGAAAACACAATTTTAGAATACAAGCTCTTTCGGATATATTTAATAATCAAAGTTATGATAAACGATTTTACGACTCAGAGCCATTTTCAGCGAGCCTGATAGTTGAAGATATAAACACAGAAGAAGATGAGGAACAGGAAGAAAACGAGGGAACTACTTTAGCTGGTGTTACCATTGAATAAAAAATAATACAGTATAAATAATATGTCTATTTGTTGCACACCATTATATGTAAAAATACCATTAGTAAGTCCAACTGGTGATATAAGAATAAAAAGAGGAACTGGCGACTACCCAAGTTGCGGTTACTATGAAAACTATACAGGGTCGCCAGAGTTAAGTAATTACGATTACTATACTGTAGATATACAGTATAACTCTGGTAGTGGTTTCTGGACTTTTTCTGGAAACTCAACAGGATTTAACGATAGCTCTATTTACAGATCTGTTCAAACGGGAAATCCGTGTAATCCAGTAGGAGAATATACTGGAGGTCTGTTTGGTTCGATCAGAATAAATTCTGACCCATTTGGAGATTACCCTATTTACGATTTTGAATCTTCTTTCAAATACGACAGTAAAGATATTTCTATAATTGGCGAAGGTAGCGGGATACACTTAGAAAGAGATGTAACTTTTAAATTTTCTTTTCTGGACAGAAAAAATAAATACATTTCAAATTCAACAGAAATGGAGAATAGCTTGTTTTTTAAATCTGTTTCTTATGATATTTTAAATGAAAACGGAATAGTTGCTTACCCAAACTATTTAGAAGGTTATGTTTCTAAGTTCACATTTACAGAACAGGACAATATAAAAGTATTTGGATATTACGAGCCTAACTTCGGCGTAAGAGCAAGAACAAAGGACGACCTTCTTTCACAAGAAGGAGTAGCCCAAGTCTATACCTAAAA